TACTGATGCCGTTGCCTGCGAGGTCTGCCCTGCGGAAACAACAGCATCGGCAGAGAGATTAACGCAACTAACGGCCATTACGCCGTCCCCGAGGCGAAGTAGAACTTCGGCGCTCTTTGAGCCAGCGAGTCAGAGCCGCGAATCTGAGAGAAGGCCACCGACCCGGGCATGCCGCTTGAGGTTGCCGTATAAACCCCCTGCCCGAGAACAAACTGCATCGTGGTGTTGTGCGACGACCCAAAGTGCCCAAGGAAGTTGCTGTTAAGTTGAGACAGAAGAAGCTGCGAGTAAGAACCGTTAGCCCCACCGGAAGTAGTCCGAGACAAATTCGCAAACCAGTAATTACCAGCAGGAACCGTTGTTGTCCAAGGAATCGTTACCAATCTGATTCCAGAATACAGCGAATACGATCCAGCAGTTCCAGAGTGCGTAAGAGCAACCGAAGTTGATGTGCTACCCCACAACGACAGAGTACTTGCGTTTTTCGTGTAGAGGCCAACCCAGTAGCTAATCGTGTGCGATCCTGAACTGTTTGACGAATTGGTGTTGTAGATCGGGATGCATATGCGGTCAAACTGCACGTCTTGCATAACGTCAGGGTCAAAGCAGATCGTTCCCTGTCCCTGCTGGCCGGCGATATGCTCTCTGTCGGCGTAGGGTCGATATCCGGAGAATGTAATCCCACCACCCCCAGCAGCGCCGATAACGCTTACCGTCGATCCGTTAGTTGATAGCGTAATGTTTGCTCCAGCCACCATAGAAGACGAAGCCGGAGCAATCAAAACTATCTGGTTGCTGTTGTTCTGACTGACGGTCATGTTGCTTCCGTTCAGGAAAACGGACGCAGACAGACTAGACCATGCCGTCCCGGTGGTTCCTGTCGTGCCTATTTGGACGATGTTATACCCGTCTCCGGCACCACCACCAGCAGGAACAGAAACAACAACAGACCCATTACTGATACCGACAGAAGCTATGCCAGCACCAGCAAATGACAACCCATTAGTGTAAGTACCACTGGTCGATTGGGTAGTATTGCTTACAGCGTACAGGCTTTGCGTCCCGCCACTAGGAGCAGCCGCGCTTAGTGACAGCGTGAATCCGTTTGACGCGCTGTTTGTGGTTCCACTAAGGTTTGTCAGCGCCAGCGTCGGATTACCATGGGAGTGGTTAGATTGTGCAGCCGTGGTCAGCCAAGCCGGATGATTCAAACTGACATTAAGGCCAGCCGTGTTGTGGGTCATCGACCCGGAAATCAGGTTCCCAGCGAATCCAGTCGTCGTTCCTGCCGCGCTTCCTGCGTTCAGCGAGATTCCTGAACTATTAACCGTCCATGCAAGCGGACCAGCAGTAAGTGCAGTATTCAAGCCCACTGCGTCGTTACTCGCCCTTGCCGTCGTGAGATAAGCCCCAGCACTCTGCAGAGCCGTCGTGATGTTCGAAGCGAGACCAAAAGTAATCGACGACCCGTTCTGCGACGACGAGAGAGACGAGCCAACGGCCAAGGAGAGCGCCCCAGAGGACCCATTGATTTGCGAGACATAAGACGACGGGACCGCCGGGACCGTGTAGCTGCCAACTATCGAGCCGTTCGTAGAGTAGAACGAAAGGCCATTGCTCGCTCCGAGTGTGAGAGTAGAGAAGGCAAAGCTGCCATTGCTTCCGCTGACGGCTACGGGCTGCACGGACTGCGCCGGGTAGCTTGCCGATGCCGTGATCGTTCCGGCGTTCAGACCGAAGCTGACGTTGTTGGCGTTGCTCAGCTGGTAGGTCGTCGATAGCTGCGTCGCGCCGCCGTTAACACCGATGATGTTGTAGCCGTCAGCGCCTCCACCGCCAGGAGCAACAGATAGAGCGAGGCCGTTAGAGTTGAGAGTGCCACTAATGTTAGTGCCAGTGAAGCCGGTGCCTGCGTAATCCGTTTTGACCGTAGCGGTAACAGTCGAGCCGTTTGTCCCGAACGACACTCCGCCCCCATTACTGAGAACGAATTGTGTCTGAGTCGGAACGGTATAACTACCGACGATACTTCCGTTTGAAGTCTGGAAGCTGAATCCGTTGCTGTTTCCGAATGATACTGGTCCGTTGGCATAGGTCACCCCGTCAGCAACGATCTGGATATTGTTCCCATAGGACACGGTAGATGCCGTAGTCCGCTCAGTTCTCCAATCTACCCATGCCTCGCCATCCACCATGTAGCGAATGCGGCTTTTGACTGAGTTTGTATAGGCACTGTCAGTCTCGAATACAACCGCCCCGACAATCCTGAACTCTTGGAACGGAAGCCCCGTCATGTCCGGAGACAAGCGGGCAGCGGTAGTAGCATCGTCAAGCGTCGCATATTCTGCGGTATGCATGACAGCAAACCACTGCTTTGTCAGGCCAGACCCAGTACAGATATAGACGATGGAGAAATAACCATCGGTCATCTCGGAAAGCGACCAAGTCCCAGCAGTGTCTAGGTTATAGGCCGCACGGCCTGATCCTGTTGCGCGGACCATAGCCGCAGATGAATTATCGTATCTCCAAAGAGATGCGCCGGTACGATAGAGAACGGGAAGATTGTCACCGGCAAGTCGAGCGGAGATGTTGTGCTGAATGTCCTCGTCCCAGATATACCCTTGAGCGCCAGCTACTTCGATATGCGCCAGGCTAGAACCATCTTGGTCGGGGGTAAGGGTCAGGTCTAGCCCGGATTGGAACGTACAGCCAACAGTCAAATGCTGCTGAAGGTGAAGCTCAGGCGGCCAGTCCGTTCCGTGGTACTCGACTTGGATATCAGGGACAGCAAGATTGTTAGTTGCATCCCAATAGAGAATCCCGGTGATCGCCCATCTAAGAATCAGGTCAGTGCTGAATGTGGTAGTGGTCTGCGGGTTACCAGAGTCATCGAAGTACGCATATTGCCGGCCCTCTGTATCAGCAAACACAAAGTCTTGTGGAGTGCTTTTGACGTATCGAGTTCCGTTCGACCAGACTACGAAATTTGCTCCAGTCGGGGTGATTGTCAGAGTTCTCGTTGCGTCAGACCACGAGTACGTAAATTGGGTACGATCCGGGAACCCATTGGGGGTGACGGTGTTGCTATCAGTGATTCTCGGGTAGTACGTCGCATCCGCAAGGGTTGAAGCAATCCCGTTGTGTGACGCAGTAATCTGGGAACTATTCGACATCCCGAACGTGATGCCGTTCGAGTCTGCGAACTTGATCGTCGCAGCAGTTCCGGCAGTCTGACTGCCGGCCGCAAGGATATTGAACCCATCTGCCGCACCGCCCCCAGTAGGAGCAGAGGCAGTGACATACCCTGCCCCGTCCATGCCAAACGTGACATTACCCGCAGACGATCCGAACTGAATCGTTCCAGAAACTTGCGAGTTCGCACCAGCAGAAATAGCCGGGCCGGCAGTGAGAACAACTGTCGGGTTAAGAACTGAGACTAGTTTGAATTCGCCGGACATTATGAGTACGTCAGAGAGGCTCTATTATCCCATACATTGTCGTACAGAATATTTCCGTCTGCCCATTCAATCACAGCACCACCCGAGGAAGTGGTTATTCTTTGCACTTTCCATCCTGCACTTCCTCCTGAAACCCCCGCTGGAGCGGAGCCTATGTAAATGATCGGAGATGCTGAAACATCAATCTTTGTCGCCTCATCCGTTGCTTGGTTGGTAACGAAGACATCTGTTCCTGACCCAGTTCCACCAGCCGTTGCGACTTCATACGAAAGAGTATCCGCATTCCACAGATACGACAGCGTATGAAGTGCATGCTGAGTGCTATCAATTGTCTCGGGTGTGTCAGTTGTTCCTGATTGAAGGCCAACCAGAACCTCACCGAGTTTGAACCCGAGTTTCCCAGGGGTCAGGGCAAACGTCATTTAGCAGCGATCCCCTTGCAACACGGTGAAGCGCATGACCCCGTTCGTATGGCTGTTGATGTCCAGGCGGATCGCCTTCACTGGATAAGTAAGCCCGACATCAGACGAAGCGGTCTTCGCGGCCATGGTGGCGTTGTTGTAGGCCACTTGCGCGGTGACGTTGGTGTCGATTTCGTCGTAGGTATGCTCCAGATCGTAGTTCGCAGAACCTGAAACCAACACAGCCCCTACGCCAACAGCAAAGTGCGGCTGAAGAATATCGAGCGGGACCCATGGTGTTGATGCAATGGAAGTCCAGCCGATATCGAACGTATCTGCGCCAGTAGTCGAATCAACAGTAACCGACGTAACAGTCTTGAAGCGTTTCGTGGAAGTTACCGTTGCAACACCGTTCGGACCGGCAATAGCATCCGTCAATGCCACGCCATTTGCATCCGTTCCGGTAATTGTGAATGTCTTGGCGCTATGGTTAGTCGCTGCATTACCAAGAATCGTAACTGGGTGCGCACACCCATCGCCAGCGGTCGTGGCAGTTAGCGCATATCCGCCACCAGAATAGGCAACGTCGTTTGCATAACCATTCGCAGATGTCGCCGCAAATGTATATGTGTTTGTTACTCGGGTTGTACCGTGTTTAGGGAAAGTCATACTCGTCCTTTCTGTTTGGCCTCAAGGAGTTCTTTGTAGCGAGCCTGATGCTTTTGAGAATTAGGCCCCTTCCAATACTCCGACTTGTAGTCGCCCATCATTTTGCGCAGTCCATCCATTTCGCTTTCAAGTGCCTGGACAGCATTTGAGCCACTGCCAGGAACCACCGTTCCAATCGGGTTCAGTTCTCTCGCAAGCCCTACAAGCCAGCGAATGACCTCTGGAGAATTACCGATGGGCGTTCCGTCTTCAAGTCTACCGTTCAATAGCTTGTCTTTGATGTCGCCAGGAACACCAGCAAGCAATTCACTAGCAGCCTGAAGATTCCTGCGATACTCCGGGCCGTACTCTTCGCGCAGGATGTCTTCACATGCTTGTTGCGTTCCAAGATCGTTTGCGAGCAAATCCTGTTCGGCGCGCTCTTGCTGTTCTGCGTAGAACCCAAGAGCATCATTTACTTGCGCCGGGGTGTAGTTCTGTTCGTGCGCCCGCTGAAGGAAGGCGTCAACCGTAGGCTTGTCGCGCTCAGCAAAGACTAGCCCATTGGGTAGGGTAACTTTGTAGTCCTCTGGCTTGGCCGGGATACCATTGACTTCTCGCCACTCTGCCTTTTCTTCAGGCGTGGCGTCAGGCTTAAGCGGAGTACTGATCTGCCCGGAGCTGATCTTGGCCTGCGCTGCGAACAAAGCATCGAATGCTGCCTGGGGAGAAGCGTACCGTTGGAGCCGCTTCAGTAGCTTTGGATCGCCACCATGTTGCTCGACATACTTTTCCCGCCAGTCTTCCGGCCAGATACCCTTGTCCGGTTCAGGAGCCGAGTCTGGAATAGGCGTAGGTGTAGGTTCATGGATAGGATCGGGAACAGGAGCCGGGGCAAGAGTCGGGTCAACAGGAGGCGGGACAGGAGCAGGATTAGCCGGACTCGGGTCAGAGGGTGTCGGCACGGGATCAGCCATTAGGTAGTTCTCCATAATAGTCAATCGGGGTCTTCACGACCTCGATAATCTTCAAGCCGACAAAACGCCGACCTGACTCAAACACGCTTGCACGCTCACTATCTGGATCAAACGCCAGCCCTAGAGTAGGGCTAGCCTTGCTTGTCAGCCACTTCATAAACGTGGCCTGCTGTTCTGGTGTTGCGGTCCCGGTATGCATGGCATGAATTGCCTGGGCGTCTATCCGGGTGACTTCGCACCTGTTCCAGTGTGGCACTACTGAAACGTTTTGTTGTTTATTTCCAACTTTCTTCATTGGATAGGCTGACTAGCAGGGACGGCTTCACCAAGGGTCTTCGCTACCGTAGCACCGCCTTGCATTGCAGCAAGAAGATCAGCGGTTTGCTGCTTGGCAACATCAGCAGCAGCAAGCTCATCTACCTCAACCTCAGTCCGCAACCACTTGGCAGGTACGACAGCCTCCAGTACATCGCGGGTAGCCTTCTGTCCGTTCATGATGTGTTGAGTGCTCGGGTCGAGTTGGATGGCAGCAGCGAGGACTTGTTGGCTCTCCAAGAACTGTCCAACCTTGGCTTTCTCGACTGCTTCATGCAGCGGAGATTGGAAAGTGAAATGGACATCAGCCCCGGCAATGGACTTGGGAATCGAGTTCCGCATCTCTGGAGAGGCCATCAATAAGGTTGTAAATGTGATGTCGCACAACTGTCCGTTGTAGTCCATCTCCATCGGCTCGAACAGCGGTAGGGTGTTGCGGATGAATTCTTGAACCCGTTGTCCAACCTCGTAAGCCGTCATGCCTGGCGCGCCAACAGGGGGAAGATTCAACTTTGACAGGTAGAACGCATCGGTCAATTGAGTCCGCAAGTCCTGAATCATGTCCAACCCGAAGTTAAGACCAGACTTGTCCAGATTCAAAGGACGGAGAACATCCCCTAGTCTTTCGTCGTACTCAGCATCGACCGCAGTGAATCCACCTGCATAGATCGCAATATCAGACCGGATGGCGTCTTTGACACCGATCATCGGGGGATTTACAGCTTTCTCGCCAGCCTCCAGTAGAACGCGGGTCACATCCTGAATCAGCCTTGCATCCGGAAGAGCCGCGACCACGGCTGGGCTATGGGCGTATTGACTACCTGATACAGTCTGCCAGCGGGGAATAGTGTAGATCGGAGTCCATGAGCCTACACATTCCATTTCGTGATTGTTGTCTACATCGATCCAGATAGACACATAGGGTTGCCTGAACTTCTTCCCGCCTTCCATCTCGGCGTATTCAGCCGCAGGAATGACGATATGCCTAACATTGACTTCTTCGTATGGGGTCTTGGCTACCTTGTCTCTGACCTTGGAATGGACCTTCCCAGGGAACAACCGATTCAAATCAATCAGCGCCGGCTTCCATTTCCGGTGAATGGTCTCAACCTTACCCTCTGGATTCTCCATCCATGCCACGTCTCGAAGGTGCCAACAACGGTATAGAAGTCCGTCACGATTCATGTTCAGTTCTGTGCTGATGCAGCATTGCCCAAACGCGGCAAAGTCGTGGTCTCCCTCTTTCGTGGCACGAGTGAATAGCGAATTCCTGTCGTACATGGCCCGACGCTGGAGTTCTGTGGCCATCTCCAGCCATTGCTTAGCCTCTGTATCTTCACGATCCGGACGGGAAGTAGAAGCCTTGAACCACTCCTTTTGACTTGGGCGAAGCATAGAGCCGAACGCATTGCCCATGTCTCGCCGCGCAATCACCGGGAAACTGGTCATCAGGTTCGCGGCCATCTCAGCGCCTAGATACCGCTGAGAGGTAAAATCTGCCCTCTCGGGGTAGAAGTTCTCGCCTACGTGTTGCCATAGCGACATAAGCGATCCGCGCTTATTGAAAAGCTGATCCCCTTGGTCAATAAGCGTCTTGATCTTTGACATGGATCAACCCAGCGTCTGCTCTTCCCGCGCACCACCCAGGACAGTCGATGCCCGTCCACCTCGGGTGCGAGACTTTACCAGAGCCTTTTCCTTGGCCTTTCGGATGGATTCTTCATCAACCATCGGGGTTGGCGCAGGAGCCGCAGGTTGCGGTGCAGCTTCACGAGTTCCCATCAGTCCAGCCATAGTTATCTCCTTCGATTCTGTCTGCCCATTACGACTTGCGGGCCTCGGTTACGGAATGTCTCTTTGAACCCGCCTTGTAGGTTCGAGTTGTTCAGCCCTTCAGTGAAAGCCATTACTACCGCATCACCCCGGTCTGGAGAACGCCCTAGTCTCTTAACCACGTCCTCTTTTGACTCCAGCTTGATGCCCCGCGGAGTAATCTCGTACCGTGGCGCACACAAGTCAGCAAGGAGTACTGAATCCCTCGGCAATGCTATCGGCGATCCGCCAGGTTGAGATGGGTCCAACGCTTCACGGAATCGCCAATACGCTTTGGTTCTGACGTTAGTGAAAGTCAACACTCCATCAGCAGTCTTGCCCATCGCAGGCTTGACGCCCATGTAGGACTTGCAATCTATCCCGTTCTCTTTTAGAGCAGCGTAACAATCGCCGCCCCACCCACCACCGATATCCACAACCACCGTCGCCTGGTCGCGGCGCTTGGATATGATGATACCGGCAGCAGTCTTTCCGTCTGGCGTCTTATCCCCAGACATTGCGATCAGTTCGGCAAAGTACCCGCCATATCGCCTTGCGAGTACGGTTTCATCCGCCCCACCTTGGGCAATATCGACTCCTATGGAACACATCGGAATCCCGACAGGAGGAGCAATTGTCCATCTTTCCTGCGCTTCCTTGACCCACTGTGTAGGGATGGTCTGCCATACATCGTCCGACCGGTCCATCATGAATGAGCCGGATATCAGGATTCCTCGTTGTGAATCTGGGAGGCCGGCGAGTGACTTGGCGTATTCCTCCTGGTCGTAAAAGGGATTATCCTTGAACGACGAGGCTATGAACGTCCTACTCTGTGGCTTTACCTGTACCCCATGAATCTCGATCCTGTCATCTGGCGAGCATTCACGATATCCGCCGTCATCCTTCGGGAGAAAATACCGCAGTTCCCCTTCTTGAGCTGGGTTTGGATGCGTAGGGTCAAGCCACGGAGCGAAGTATTCAATCAGCCAATCCCCCACCGAATCCAATGGTGGGTTGCTAGCCATTACCATCCGGCATCTCTGGCCTTGAATGTTGGTTCTCAGCCACCCAAGGAGCATTCTTACCTGCTCTTCAGGTAGTTGTGCCGCTTCATCTACTCCAATGAAGTCGTGCGGGTTCCCCTGCTTGCCGCCAAGGTCATCGCCCATCCCCATGTAGTCAATCTCAACACCATTTGGACCGATGTACTTGGGTCTATTCCCCCGCCTCAACCCATTGTCGTGGCCGAGAATGTTGGTCAGGGTATGCAGAACCCCGTCTAGATCGATAAAGTTCCGCCGAACGATCAGGGATCGCTTGTGTTCGTTAAGCGCAAGTCCGTTGAGCAGGGCCGATTTCCCGCCACCAGGGCTTCCGCCAAATAGCATAACGTCCGCGTCGGACAGATACGCCTCGGTCTGAGGACCAGGAGACGGGATAAACGGCTTCTTGGCTATTACTGGATTGGTTTGTGCTGCTACAGCCCTGCGTTCAGACTCGCTCATGCCCCCTAATGCAGACAGGACTTCATCCAAACGCAGGGATACTCCCATTGTCAACGCTCAGCGACGCATTTCACATAGTCCACTTGCAGTGTCTCGGCACCACCGGTCGGTCCGGCCTTAACGCCAAGGACAAGGTGCATTTCAGCCACGCCAGCAAGGGTGATGTTTTGCGCAGTTCCCGCTACCCAAGTATTCGAGTCATTCACGCAGGCATACGGGGTAACAACAGAAGTCGTAGCCGTACCATCAAAGAAGAACCCAACGCGAGTCCAAGTGTTCGTGACGGACGTTGCAAACGCGCTGGTCGTGTTCTGAGTAGCGCCATTGCTGGTCTCGAAGTTCAGGGTCATGGCGGTTTCCGGAGTCTTCCAGATCAGCGCGCCAATGTAGTTGGCCAGCGGGCCAGCAGCGTTCGCCTGCATACCGCCAGTGGTCAGGGTGTCGGTCAGACCCGCCCACCATGTCGATTCGCTGGTATTCGCCTCGGAGAGTTTTACCCGCGCCTCCAGCCACAGCCGCTTGCCAGAGGCAAACAGGAAGGCTTCATGCTGTAGGGAAATGGATTGGTAGTCGTTGTCAGCCGCAGCGGTGACAATGTTGAAAATACCACTGGCAGCGTCTTGGAAGGCATTGGTGCCAGTACCGCCATCAGAGGTTACCGTCCATGCGGTGAGGTCAGACGCCGTAGCCGAGGCCGGGTACATGAAGTCCTCGAATACCTCATACGTCGGGTAGGGGTCTTGGCCATAGGCCGGGCAGTATTGCCACAGACCAGGGTTGACCGCTTGAGTGACCTGTTGGCCATTAACTACCAAAGCGTTCTTGGCAGTAACGCCAACCTTCTTTCCGTGCAGGCTGGTCAGGATGTTGTTGTCGGATTTCGCGCCCATTTGATGCTCCTTTATACGTCCCACACCTGGCGGACATTGCTTCTGCTATGCCAGTGACCGACTGGCAGCGGACTACTGATTCTGTGCCGACTTGAGGCCGAGAGCTACGGTGAAGGCTACCTTGCGGGCTAGCTCGACTAGGCTTTCAGACTCTACTGATACCTCGGCCTTTTGTTTGTTGTCCACCTCGAACATCCCTAGATGCTTCATGGCCTGTTCTCTAGCCTGGTGCCTGGATGCCCACTTAACTTTCCGAACATCTACCGGGCTATCCTTACCGCCCACCTGCTCGAAATCAATTGACGCGAGAGCCATGCGGGTATCTTCGTCTAGCTCGGTAATGTCTTTCAGCGTTCCGTCTTTGTTGTACAGGGAAGCCGGGTCGAACATCAGTTCCTGGACAATGGACTTGATGACCAAATCAGTCGTCAATTCGTATTTCTTGGCCGTTTCCATTGCACGATGCGAAATGAGTTCTGAAACATTCGGGTCTTTTAGGAGATCAACAGCTTGTACTGCTGCACTCTTTGGGCTGTACCCGGCAGTTATTGCCGCCTGGGTTCCGTTCCCGCCGTTGGCTATATAAGCTTCTGCGAATATTTTCTTTCTTGCAGCAGCGGCCTCTCTGGAGGTTCCCGGCTTGGCCGTTGGAGCCTTATTGGGCATTACCTTCCCCTACCTGCCTTCCTGGAAGCAGGCTTCTTTACGCCCTCTGCTGCCAGCTTCCTTGCCGTATGCATGGGAATTCCAGCAGACTTGGAGATCTTTGGATCGTGCGCTGCGGCTCGAAACAAAGCATTCTGCTTCTTGGTGTAGGGCATAGTTATTTCTTCGGCCTCGGGGGTTTCTTGGATTTGCAAGCCATGGGGTCTTCCTTTCGGTCTTTGTGCTTTGGTTCTTGGGATAAGTCCCAGTCAAGAGTGAAGTCCTCTACTTCGCCGGCCCTGGTTTTGGATAGCTGACGAAGGGATTGGTCTATCTTTCTGGGGTCCATAAGAAAAAAATCCCGCACTTGGCGGGATATTAAGGTTCGCGGGAGAGCGAACAGGGAGAAGAGTTCGGTAGGTCTTACGGCTCAGAAGCCTACCGTCTTGCTAGCACGCCTTAGCAAGTAAGCGGAGCCGTTTGAACTTAAATTCAGCGCGAACGCGACCATCAATCATGGCGCAGCGTGTAGTTA